TTTTGGATTTAAGGTCGTTCCTGGTATCTGAAAGCTTCAAAATCCATCTTTGAAAAAGCCCATAACGTTGTATCGCAAACACACTGTATTATAAGAGAATAATCAAGACCACTTCGTTGTGATATACGGAAATTTAGCGCGACTGTCACACAGATTCATTAAGATATGCAATAAACCATCTATAAAGCCTAGAAGAGAAAAATCGGACTTGGCATTTAAGCTAGACATCGTCATTACTTTATAGTACGGAGATTTAACCATTTACTTAATGGGTGTGATACGCAGACCAGGGCTTGTCTTGCCCAAAGTGGTGTGTTTTTGTAAGGAACTAAGCATAAGATTGACCGGGCATAGAAAGGACTCTTCCCTCCATTCCCCGAGCAATCTGCGATTGGCGTGCTCTATTTGTGTCGATTGCCATCTGGTTTTCCATGTGTATTGCTGCCATATCTCTTTCTTGTCCAAATTGTGCTTCTTGCATGAGTTCTCTAAAGTCGAATGATCGACCCTGCATCCCTTCCAGAAACTGGAATTGATTCCCTTGCATTTTCATTTGGAACTTCCGGTCAGCCATGGCGTTTAAACCCTGTCCGATGCCTTGCATAGCTCCACCTCCAATTGAAGCGGCAGCCAGCCAAGCATTTGATTTACCTGTCTCACTTGGGGCACGAGTAACTCTAACAACTTCGTAATCAAACGGAGTCTTCGAGCTTTCGACCATCCCTGCATTACGCATAGAAGTCGTGCTTGTGCGATCCACCCATAAGCCAGTGTCGGTCACAGGGAATTCCAAACCTCGGTTAATGACTGTCAAACGTGCTATTGCTAGGTAAGTACCATCGACGGGTAAAACCTTATAGTTGGAGTCTGATGTGAATTTCTTATTGATAACAAAGATTCGGTATTCTTGTAGGTATCTGACGGTGGCAACAATCTGATTGGAACGTGTATCGATTAACGCAAATTGGGAGCACATGTTGTCAGGTAATGAGTCGTATTGTGAAAAGTCGTGTAAAACTGTTACGTCGTCAGTTGTAGTGAAACTGGTTGGATCTCCAGTTAAAACTACAGAGGGAAGAACTGTGGTGAGAGAAATTTTGTTCCACCCTAGGGGTAAAGTTGTGAGTAAGCCTGAAGGGCTTGATGATGAAGTCTCGATGCGGTCGTAGTCGAGTTCAACGCGATAGTTGGTGAAGTCGGGAGGAGAACCAACAAAACTCCCTTGATTCAGGATACAAGGGTCTCGTGATTCAACTGTTGCTAGATAGAAGATAGCGAGAACAATACCTTTATCCGTTACTAGTTTGTTAGAACCAATAACGTATGTTCTTGCTGCTGGACGTCCTACTACAGGTTGTGTTCCAGTTTGGAAAACCAGATCACTCCAGTGTAGTTGATAGAACGTGAGTCCTTCTACTGTGCCCCAGTTGTTTAAGACCTTAGCTTCATTAAAACCGTCTTCATCTAAGTTAGCACCACGCGATGCCATGAAAGGACACTTTTGAATGTACCTCCCAAAGTCGCGTTTGTTCAGAGTGGTGATAAACTTAACTGAAACCATACTGGCGTCGATTGATGAGTCTACTTTGTCGGCAAGCATAGGCCAGTTTGAAACCAAGGCACTACGAGATCCAAAGTACAAAGCATTTGGATTACCATAGTATAGTTCCTGACCAGATGGTATGCCTCCAGTTATTCCTCCTAGACCCAAGTCGCTTGCTTGTGTTGTGAAGTATGGTGAGAGTTGTGAAGATGATTGGAATGTAGCAGCTAATGTACCGTCGGTGTAGATGTTGACTGGGTAATTCCTGAAATGTTTATACACATCATATAGAGCTGTAACACCTGAGTTATCGTTAGAAAACCCAAGCTGAGACCCTATAATTGAAGGTAACTCAGGATTACTGAACTGGAACGGATTAGGTTCAGTTGAACCAGCTAATTTCGACGCTACCCTGATGCGGACGGTTGAAGGTGCATCATAAGGATTCTTGACACTAACGAAAAGGAAAACTACTAAATGTGGTCTATCATCCAAGTTGCCAGAGTCTTCGCTGACTTTACGCCAGAAAAGTTCTTGTCTAGCATCATGGAGAGTGATGTCTTCAGTCCAAGGCATTTGCACACCTTTGGCGTACCACGAGTACTTTTGCATCTCGGAAATGTCAGTCGTTGCTGTTGTTATGCGTCGAGGGTACCAAGCAACACCAATAGAACCAGAGTAAAGTTGATTACCGATAGTAGTAAGTCTGTATTGTAAGGCTCCAGCATACCGCTCGTGTTGTGCAGCATATGATTTAATGTACTTGTTAGTGTAACCAGTATCAACGCCGTAAGGAATCTGAAACAAAATAGTACCTGAAGGTGCTTCATTTGTTATTTCAACCTCTACGTCTTGATCTAAGAAAGTGGTATAAACCAAATCCTTAATATCAAAGCCAATGGCGCCTACAGGAAGCATGTTGGGTGCTCCCACTGGGTTCAAAGTCTTAGTCATAACAAGTTCATTAGTTGCATTTATGGCTTCACCAGGTGGTCCCATGGTGGGTGCCATAGCTACGGGTTGAGCTGTTTGGTTTCCATCAGGTAAACGTGCGATTCCTTGATAAGAAGCCGCAGAGTTAACCGTCATTGGCTCAACTGGGATGTTGCTGGGTCCTGTATTCGATTTTCCTGATGATGATGGTGGGTGGTTTTTGGTGAGGAGAGGACAGATAATGTCATATACTAGATCTGCTGGTTGGTCGGTCACAGTAAGTTGAACAGTGTATGAAATTCCGTCTTCAGTGCTATAGTCGTAAGATACATTTTGGACTTTGCCTAGAGAAGCAAAGGCCTTCATCAGTTCGTGGATTTCGTCGTCTTCGTCGGTTGTTACGTGAGTTGAAGTGTTGGAACAGAAGGTTTCTCTTGACTTGACGACCCATGCTTGGATTTCTTCATTTGGGTCGAATTTCTTGTCTGCGCCTAGTTTAGTCAGAAGGACTCGTGCGGCGTCTTGTTTCGCTTCCTTCTTATTATTGCCGATACCTGTTGAGCAAACGGGTTCTTTTAGGTTGTTTATAATAAGCTCAAATGTAACTTCCCATAATTGCTTTCCTCCTCTCGAAAGTGGAGTGTCACGAATTTTGACCGGGATGTTATTCTTGGAGCAGTGCTCAAAAAGTGCGGACACATAGTTACTCATATTGATATTTTCGTTTTTAACGTGAAATTCAGATAGTAAAAGTTCAGTTGGTTGGATTTTATTATTTGATTTATAATTTAGGTTTGTCTCTACCTGTAAAGTAGGCGAGTCAGAGTTACTTCTGACATAATTAACAAAGTTGGTTCTATATTCTTCATAAGTGAACCAAAAACAATTGTTAAAAACTCCTCTTTGTCTGGCTTTCTCCATACATACGGTTTGAATACGAGTGAAGAATTCTTTATCCCATAATGAAGCTTCAAATATCGCTACGTTGATACGAGCTATTGTGTCTTCTTTGTGAGTGTCATCACCGTAATACAAACATGTATAGATTGATTCTTGTTTTAGAGCTGGGAAACAAACCTGTTGTGTTTTGTCCCAAAAGAAAATTCTGGAACAAAACGAGATCTCACCCTCATACTCCGCTTTCGCTGGTGTTAATAGCAAGCCAAACTCTCGTGCACTCTTAACCATAGTATCCAAAGATATAGGCATAAGAGGAGAAAGTTTTGACATCTTATCGTCGCCGAGAGCTATGATAAGACAGTTTTCGATGTAAGCGCTGTATCCGGGATTGCAACCAAACTTTATTCTAAATTCTTTGACGAAGGTGTACGTATTGACTGTATCTATACCGAAGCAGTTTAAAGGTGTCGTAACAAAAGTACCTGAACCGTTCCCTTTGTTGGTGGGAACTACAGATCCTTCTATAACATGATACGTATTACCTAATGTAACTGCCATAGCTTTTCTAACTTCTGGTGATTCATGCTGGAGAAAACATTCACAAAACTCTTCTATGAGAATGTATGGAAAACACTTATCTAAACTCTTGTAGTCAGTGGAAACCACTACTCCATCAAAAGCTGCGAGCTTTCGATAATAGTACGTTGCGTCTAAATAAGGATTCATACCCATAGCGTAGTCATTTTCTAGGTGGTTTTCGAAAAGTTGTGAGACTTGATGTCCAAAGAAAATTCTGAGAACAAGATTAAAATAAAGGTCAAACTCACTGAAGAGTCTAACTTTCCCTTTGGCAACCTTTTCTTTAGGTAGTAGTTCTACTTTTGGATTGTCTTTAGCAAAGACTGCAAGCGGAATACCTTCTGATATGAAGTTCTTCGCGCTTATAGTCATGTCGAGTAGAGTACGACCTGCTTGTGTCTGTTGATTTATGACGTACTTATTGCCATCGAAACGGAAGAGCACGTCGGGGTTGTTTTCGGGACGCTTAGTTATAATCTTATGGAATTTCTTGATGTATAGACCAGTTGATGTTTTCATGTCCATGGCTTGTAGACTTTCAAAACCATTGATAGCTTCTGTGAGATTCAAACGTCTGATTTTAGCTTTAAACATATTTGCCACTTTCATCCGCATAAACCTTTGTGTACATTTCCATGCTTCTTCATCTAAGGTTCCGACAACGGTATCTTTACCAAAGAGAGCGCACTGTGTAAACAATGGTGAGGGATTTCCCTTAGCATCTTTAATCAGTTCGGATGTGTCAGTCACATGTTTAAGAGTTATAGCTGAAGGCACTTTAGTTTGAGGAAAGTCTATTTCAGGCAGAATTGGTGTGTACTCACATTTGTACGTTGGATTGCTTGGTGTGTTCAGATTTGGGAAGAAACCCATGACTGGTAAGTCAGGGGAAGATCTTTGGAATCTAGACATACGGCGTTCTTTTAGAGCTTCAAGATACATGACAGGCATGTAACACTGGAAATCTCTTTTGAATCCATTAGGTGTGATGTACTCAAACAATTGTGGGTCCGGGTTGTAAGCGTTAGAGACAAATTCGTTTTCGTAAACTACGGCTGGAGTTTCGACCTTGATCAAGTTCTTGTTGTTGTACTCTCTTGATACCCTAAAGGCGTTGGCTAATAATTCTCTGGTGGTTGTTGAGAAACATCCTACTCCTGAGTAGGAATAACCATTGTGTATAGCGATAATGTCATACTCTTGATTCTTTATTGAAATAAGAGGCATGCCACAATCACCGGGTAGAAACACTGTGGTTAATGTATTAGCTTGTGCCAGATAGTATTTAAATAGTTCTGTTTTAGGGTTGTAGAAAGGGTTTTCGTCGTCGTGTAGACCAGGGGACTGAGGAAAATAACTTACCTTAGCTCCTAGGACTGTTGTTTCGTTTTCTATTGCTTTGAAAAAGAACGCTTGATTAACGTCGTGAAGGTCCGAATGTTTAATGAAGTGCTTGATGATGTCTGGTTTCATTTCCCATTGCTTTGTCGTTACGTGTAGTGCTGCAAGATCTCTATTCCTGTCAAGTAAGATAACACATGCGTTGTAGTACTTACCGTTGTCTTGCACCATAACGTGCTCGCCAAAGTCTTTTATTCCGTGAGAAACTGTGATGATAAGTCTTTCTGCTACAGCCATACCATAGTTGGTTCCTAGTTCGGTTGACACTCTGACCATAGATCCTCTAACCTTATCGGCTATTAGATCAACGGATTTTCGAGGTGGACTTGGTATAGCGTCTTTCTTTAAAACCATATTTGACTTTGTACCCATGAGTCGTTTCATTGAATCCGAAACGAGTAATGGCGCCTTGTTAGCTAGAGCAACTATTTGTTGGATTTTACCTAAGCTAATAAGCTCACCGAGAGCAAAGTCAAATCTTTCTTGTTCGTATGTTTCATCTCCTGCATGCATATTAGACCTCCAGTCAGCTTCCCATTGGTTAAAAGCTTGTTCTAGTCCCATAGCTTTAGCTTCGGCTCTCACCAAAGCTACTTTGTCTGCTTTAAACATGTCTTGGACAAATCTATCCGTGAGTTTCTTCAACTTAGGGTCCATAACATCTGGGTCAGACCAGCTTGTTCCTCCATTGGCTTTAAACTTGGTTTCCTTGACTTCTTTTCTGTGCATGAGGGCTATCTTCGTTATTACTGCTCCTACCGATACTATTCCTATAATTCCTGCAAGAGTTTGTACGAGTGGGTTCTTTATTAAATCGGCTACACCTTGTGATTCTCTCAGTCTAGCGTAGTTCTTCTCTACCCAATTGTTGGTTGTTTCCAACTTTAGGTAAGGAAGAATGTTTCGATTTAATTCTAAGTAAGCCATGAGTTCTTGCGTTTCTTGTAGGGGTATACCTTCCATGTCGTTACTAACTCCTTCCTTAAAGAAAGTAGCTAATTGGCGCCATGTGTAGGTGGTGTTGAATCGGGGGCTAGATATGCGTAATCCATCTTTTCCTAAATCGTAAATTTGAACAGTTGAGTGGTTCGTCTCTGGCAAGTAAAGTGTCTTGTTCAAGAGAACTGCTGTTAAGCTTCCTCTAATGTGTATAAACATAGAGACACCTGGACAGAGTCTGTTCAATTGACTAGAGTAATTAATTGCCATCTCCTGAAGTTGACTTTCTGTGACATTCTCGACGCTGGTTGGGAACATAGTTTTGATATCATAAATTGCTTTATGAATTTTAGCTCCTACTACAACATCCGCTTTAATGCAAACATCTTTGGAAAATCCTGTAAGCGTTTTAGCAGAGTTGTAACCATTTTTAAAGGCTTCTTTAAGAGCTTCAAAACTAGAAGCGGTAAGAGAGATATCGAAATTTGTTTCTTTAGGCGGTTGTTCCATAAGGACGGTTATACCGTTCCCTTCTGAAACGAACCTGCGGTATTTTTCGTAGACAAATTCTGACATTTCTTCTTGGGTATAGTTCCGCTTTAGATGTACTTGGTCGAAAGATGTGATGGAGAAAGTGATCTGTTCGTCAGGTGAGTTGTAGACAGATTGCTTGGTATTCGTAACATTACCGGTCAAACCAATTCTTCTTGTGAGACCAGGGTAGGTCAAAAAGGTGGGATCGGTTATACGATAATGCTTGGAAGATTTAGTTCCATTCAAAATACTCATACAATTGTTCAAAACAGTTGTTTTCTGTTTATAAACAATGTTGGTGCAGATAACAATCATAGATTGTTTGTCTACACGGTTGGTCCATCTAAAGTATTTAGAGAATGAATCTGGGTTATCAAGCATGTCATCTATCAAGTATATGGCGTCTTCTTCCGGTGCAGTGTCAAAATCTGTTATTGTGTGGATGTTCTTCTTAAATGCTGTTGCTATTCGTTCCATCATGGCTTTGGCTCTAGTCGTCTTCCCTGTGCAAGCAGCTCCTTCTAGTCGAACTATGAAGTACTTGCCTCCTTTAGAATTAGCCACGTCGGTGTGGGTGATAAGCTTTTGTAGAAATGACATACGTTTCTGAGTGTCGGCATCTACATTTTCTTGTGTTATCTGACGTAGAAATTTAAATTCGTTGAATGCCATCTTAGAGATGACATAGTTGATGAGTTCTTTGATATTGATAGGAACACTTTTTAAATTTGCTCCGTCAGTATCTGTGTTTGTAACGAAATTAAAGTTCAAGTGGCTAAAGTCTGGTTTTCTATGGGGTGCGCTGTCGCGGTTTGAGATCGGGACGGGATCGGAGCAGATGATACGATCAACTCTAGTGAAGAAAGCCTCGATTGACTTGTCTTTTAGTGTCTGCTTGAGTTGGGGTGTATCTTCGTTTGAGGATAAGAATACACACTTGAGTAAACAAGGTTGCATCTTTACTGCGTTGTCCGATCCTTCGAAGTTGAAATAATCTCCAGATATTATGCTGTTAAGGGGTTTGATAGACGGGTCATTTCCTACGGTGCTCGCGAATTCGTCGTAAACACCAAAGGCTTCGCCTCCATAAACTTCATAAAATCCATCTCCTGTGTTCAAATTGTAAAGCCCTTTCTTATAACCTAGAGTTTTAGCACAGTGGTTAGTAAGGTATTTTATCAATGTGGATTTACCGATTCCAGGTGGTCCACAAAGCATAATACCCACTGTCACTTGTCTTTGTTTCTCTCTTAACATCTCATTAACGAGACGTAGTTTTTCTGTTAGAGAAACGCGGCTAGTGTTTAAGTGCATAAGGTAACTTTTGGCTATATTAGAGTTCTTTACGTTGTCATATTTCCTGTCCATGATGTCTATTATGTCGGCGTTGAGTTGTCTAAATTGTTGTACGAGTTCCGGGTTGGTGGCGAACTTGTACACTGGTGTTGCTGTTATCTCAACGGCTAGTGTGCAAAGTTCTTTGAGCTTGTCGATGTAAACGCGGTCGCCTATAACATCCATACCAAAAATTTCGGTGGCGATGTTCTTTATAAGCGTGTCTGCTTCTTTTTTATAGGTTCCTGCAGATCTTAGAACAGAAGAACCAGTTATAAACTTAGAAGCGCTTATTAGGCCTGTGCCTGTTAAGGCAGCCATAATAAGTGAACCCAAGGTTGTCAAAGCATTAGTTATCGACCAGACAGAAGAATCATCAGAATTAGCTTTACCTAATTCCTTCATCTCGATATCTGGTTGGCTTTGTTTCTTGGTGCGTAGTAGATGTTCGATATACTTTTCTATCTCGTCGGTGAGAATTCCTAAGCGTTCAGGTTTCAAAAACTTACTTGCTATTGAGAATATGGCTGATGCCAAAGAAACAATAGAAGTTGTTAGTGATATGTAGTTAACTACTTTCACGCTTGGAGGAAGTTTCTCACATTTGATGACGATATAGAGCGAGTTGGCCACGGATATGACGTTAGCTGTTATCAAACTTATGGAAACCGTTTTCTCTAGGTTAGAACTAGAGAAAAGTGGTAAACCACTAAGAATGTTGCGGATTGTTGTCATTAACCCATCAGAATTAACTGGTAGGCCCGCTTCAGCTATCTCGAGAACCACTTCAGGATTAGCTTCCCAGCAGGGAAGATCGTCTTGATTGAACTTCCTATCAAAGATAGGCTTCGGAGTGGCTTCAAGGTGTTTGGTCTCGACACGTAAGGGATCCCCGATAGCAGACGTGGAAGGAACAGCATTTGGCTGTTTCAGCGCTCCGTTGCCCAGTTCGGTTTTTGTTGGTGTCGTACGAGAGGTAGG